ACCAATGCACGTGTATAGCAACAAAGTAAAGAAGTGGCAACAATTTGAATATCCAAAAGAACTAGCAAGACTTAAAAATATATTTGACTGGAGAGCATACCCTGAAGAAAAGAAATCACAGTGGTATGATTACATAGACGAAGAGTTTAAACGAAGAGAAGAAGGTTTCTGGTTTGATAACAACGGTACACCAACATACATAACAGGTACACATTATATGTACTTGCAATGGAGTAAAATAGATGTAGGTGCGCCTGATTTTAGAGAAGCAAATCGACTATTTTATATATTCTGGGAAGCTTGTAAAGCCGACAAAAGATGTTACGGGATGTGCTACCTTAAAAATCGTAGGTCTGGATTTTCTTTCATGTCTTCAGCAGAAACAGTTAACCAAGCTACATTAGCAAGTGATAGTAGATTTGGTATACTTTCTAAAACAGGTGCAGATGCTAAAAAAATGTTTACAGATAAGGTGGTTCCAATATCAATTAACTACCCGTTCTTTTTTAAACCGATTCAAGACGGTATGGATAGACCTAAGTCTGAGCTTGCTTATAGGGTTCCTGCAAGTAAGTTCACGCGTAAAAAGATTACTGCAAACGAACAGCAGGAAGACTTGGTTGGACTTGATACTACTATTGATTGGAAAAATACAGGTGATAACAGTTATGACGGAGAAAAACTTCAGCTGTTAGTACATGATGAAAGTGGTAAATGGGAAAGACCCGATAATATATTAAATAACTGGAGAGTTACAAAAACATGTTTACGATTAGGTAGTAGGATTATAGGTAAATGTATGATGGGCTCAACATCAAACGCATTAGACAAAGGTGGAGAAAACTTTAAAAGATTATACAACGCATCAGACGTTACTAAGCGAAACAGAAATGGACAAACAGCGTCTGGATTATATTCTCTTTTTATCCCAATGGAGTGGAACTACGAAGGATTTATTGACGAGCACGGAAGCCCAGTCTTCAATACTCCGGATTATGACGTCTTTGACCCCCATGGAGAGTTAATAGATGTAGGTGTAATAGATAACTGGCAAAACGAAGCTGATGGTTTAAAAAACGATCAAGACGCGTTAAATGAATTTTACCGCCAATTTCCAAGATCCACAGAGCACGCCTTTAGAGATGAAGCTAACAACAGTATATTTAATTTAGTAAAAATATACGAACAAATAGATTACAACGAAGAAATGTCTAGAAGTTTAGGTATTTCAACAGGTAATTTTCAATGGGTTAACGGTATAAAAGATTCAAGCATTATATTTTATCCAGATCCTAAAGGTAGGTTTAAAATAAGTTGGGTACCGCCAACTCATATACAAAACAAAGTTATAATTAAAAATGGTGTTAAATGGCCTGGCAATGAACATATGGGTGCTTTTGGTTGTGATAGTTACGACATATCAGGCACTGTAGATGGTAAAGGTTCTAAAGGTGCTTTACATGGTTTGACTAAGTTCAGCATGGAAGACGCGCCAGCCAATACTTTTTTCTTAGAGTATTTAGCAAGGCCTCAGACCGCAGAGATGTTCTTTGAAGACGTTCTAATGGCATTAGTATTTTATGGGATGCCTATACTTGCGGAAAATAACAAACCTCGTCTATTGTATTATTTAAGAAGACGTGGTTACAGAGGTTTTAGTATGAATAGGCCTGATAAAATATGGAACAAGTTATCTACGGCTGAAAAAGAAATAGGTGGTATACCAAACTCAAGTGAAGATATAAAACAAGCTCACGCCGCTGCGATTGAAATGTATATTCAAAGTCATGTGGGTATGAACGCTGAAGGTCAATTTGGTAATTGTTATTTTAACGAACTATTAAATGACTGGGCTAAATTTGACATTAACAAAAGAACAAAACATGATGCTTCTATTAGTTCTGGTTTAGCTATCATGGCTAACAATAGACACTTGTATAGACCAAACGCTAAAATAGAGAAGCCAAAACTAAATATAAGTATTGCTAAGTATGAAAATAAAGGCAATACATCTAAATTAATTAAAAAATAAATATGATTGTAAAAAGTTATTTTCCTTCTCAAGTTGTAAGTGACATAGAGAAAATGAGCTATGATTATGGTTTGAAAGTAGCTAAGGCTATTGAGACTGAGTGGTTTCATACTGATAGAGGCTCTAACAGGTATAAAACTAATCATAATAATTTTCATAATTTAAGATTATACGCTAGAGGTGAGCAATCAATACAAAAATATAAAGATGAATTATCTATAAATGGTGACTTGTCTTATTTAAATTTAGATTGGAAACCAGTGCCTATTATACCTAAGTTTGTTGATATAGTTGTAAACGGTATTGCGGAAAGAACATATGATATAAAAGCTTATTCACAAGATCCTTACGGTGTAGAAAAACGTACACAATACATGGAATCTATATTAAGCGATATGAGAGCTAAAGAGCTAAATGATTTTGCAGGAGAAGCTTTTGGTATAGATTTATATGAAAACGATCCTGATACCCTACCTAGTTCAGAAGAAGAGCTAAAACTACACATGCAACTTACTTACAAGCAAGCTGTAGAACTAGCAGAAGAGCAAGCCATAAACGTTTTGCTTGAAGGTAGTAAATACGAGTTAATTAAAAAACAATTTTATTACGATTTAACAGTTTTAGGAATTGGCGCTGTAAAAACTAATTTTAACACTTCTGAAGGCGTAGTAGTAGAATATGTAGACCCTGCTGACTTGGTTTACTCATATACTGAATCACCGTATTTTGATGATATATATTATGTTGGTGAGGTAAAATCTATACCTATAAACGAGTTAGTAAAACAATTTCCACATTTAAAACACGAAGAACTAGAAGATATAGTTAAAAATAAAAATCACCAAAACGCAAACTATAATCAAGGTTACGAGCACAATAGAGAAGACAATAACAAAGTTCAAGTTTTATATTTTAATTATAAAACATATATGAACGAGGTTTACAAAGTAAAAGAAACCGGTACTGGTGCTGATAAAATATTACCAAAAGACGATACGTTTAATCCACCAGAAGATTCAGGTAACTTTGGCAAGCTGCATAGATCAATAGAGTGTTTGTATGATGGAGCTATGATTTTAGGAACAGATAAGTTATTAAAATGGGAAATGGCTAAAAACATGATGAGGCCTAAAAGTGATTTTACTAAAGTAAAGATGAATTACGCTATAGTTGCGCCACGTATGTATAAAGGTAGAATAGAATCTTTAGTACAGCGTATTACTGGTTTTGCCGACATGATACAGCTAACACATTTAAAGCTACAGCAAGTAATGTCTAGATTAGTACCAGATGGTGTTTATTTAGACGCTGATGGTTTAGCTGAAATAGATTTAGGTAACGGAACAAACTATAACCCACAAGAAGCTTTAAACATGTTTTTCCAAACAGGTAGTGTTATTGGGCGAAGTTTCACTTCTGAAGGTGATGTTAATCCTGGAAAAGTGCCTATACAAGAAATACAATCTAGCAATGGTGGTGCTAAAATGCAAAGCTTAATAGGTACTTATAATTATTACTTACAAATGATAAGAGATACTACCGGGCTCAACGAAGCTAGAGATGGTAGTACACCAGATAAAAACGCTTTAGTAGGTGTACAAAAATTAGCGGCAGCAAATAGTAACACAGCAACAAGACATATATTACAAGCCGGTTTATATTTAACAGCTGAAACTGCAGAGTGTTTGTCTCTTAGAATATCTGATATATTAGAGTATTCACCAACGGCAAACGCGTTTATACAAGCTATAGGCTCTCACAACGTGGCTACGCTTGAAGAAATGTCTGAGTTACATTTATATGACTTTGGTATATTTATAGAGTTAATGCCAGATGAAGAAGAAAAAGCAATGCTTGAAAACAATATTCAAATGGCTCTTCAACAACAATTAATAGAGTTAACAGACGCTATTGATCTTAGAGAAATTAAAAGCGTAAAACTAGCTAATCAGTTGTTAAAAATACGTAGACAACAAAAGTTAGAAAAAGACCAAGCAATAGCGCAGCAAAACATACAAGCACAAGCAGAGGCTAATATGCAGACCCAACAAGCATCGGCTCAGCTTGAAGTTCAAAAAGAACAAGCTAAAACTCAAGCAGAAGCGCAGCTTGAACAAATGAAAGCACAAATAGAAGCTCAAAAAATGCAACAAGAAGTTCTGCATAAAAAAGAGCTTATGCAGTTAGAGTTTCAAATGAACATGCAACTTAAGAATATGGAAGTTGAAGCTCAAAAAACAAAAGAAAAAGAAAAAGAAGATCGTAAAGACGAAAGAACTAGAATACAGGCTACACAACAAAGTGAGCTTATAGATCAAAGAAAAAGTGAAAAACCACCTAAAAACTTTGAGTCCGCAGGTAATGATATATTAGGAGGCGGATTTGATTTAGGTGCATTTGATCCTAGATTACAATTATTAATTATTATTATATTATATTATGGCAAAAAAGAAAAAAGAAGAAGTAGTCGAAAAGGCTGCTGAAGACAACGTTGTAAAAGTTGATCTTAGTAAAAAAGAAACAAAAAAAGATGACAACGTCATTAAAGTAGATTTAAGTAAACCACCAACACCAAAAGAAAATGAAGTTACAAAAGAAGTTAAAGAAGATAACGCTGACAACAGCGGAGTGGTTGAGCTCGTTGAAGATGCCGACACCGCAGAAAAACAAGAAGAAGTACAGCCGGAAGCTGAAGCACAAGAAGAACAACCAGTTTTAGAAGAAGTTACTGAAGAAGAAGTTGATGAACAAGTAGAAGAATTAACTGAAGAAGTTGAAGAAGCTATAGAGCAAGCTCAAGAAACTGGTAAGGCAATACCAGAGAATTTACAAAAAGTTGTAGATTTTATGGAAGAAACTGGTGGTACACTAGAAGATTACGTAAGACTTAATCAAGATTTTTCTAGTTACGATGATATGACAGTATTAAGAGAATACTATAAACAAACAAAATCTCACTTAACAGGAGATGAAATTGAATTTTTAATAGAAGATTCATTTTCATATGACGAAGACGAAGAAGATGAGAGAGAGATTAAAAAGAAAAAAATAGCGTTAAAAGAGCAAGTTGCCAACGCTAAACGCCACTTAGACGGGCAAAAGTCTAAATACTATGAAGAAGTTAAGGCTGGTTCAAGGTTAACAACCGAACAACAAAAAGCTGTAAACTTTTTTAATAGATATAACAAAGAGTCGGAAGAAACTCAAAAAATAGCAGAAAAACAAACTAACACTTTTAAATTAAAAACTCAACAAGTTTTTAACGATAAATTCAAAGGTTTTGAATACAACGTCGGGGACAAGAAGTACAGGTTTAATGTAAACAATGCTGAAGAGGTAAAAGAAACACAAAGCGACATTAATAATTTTGTCAAGAAGTTCTTGAATAAAAATAACGAAATGTCAGACGCTAAAGGTTATCACAAGTCTCTATTTACAGCTATGAATTCTGATGCTATTGCTAATCACTTTTACGAGCAAGGAAAAGCTGACGCTATGAAAGAAAGCGTTGCTAAGGCTAAAAACGTAAGTATGGATCCTAGGCAATCATTTTCTAACGATAACACAAGTGGCCCTAAGGTAAGAGTGCTTAACGACGATGCTTCTTCTACTTTTAAGTTTAAAATTAAAAACAAATAATAAATTTAAAATTACAAAATTATGGCAATTACAGCAGGAGATAATTTAAACAGTGTTGCAACTTCTACTCAGATGACGTTAGTTAATAATTACATTGACTTTACGGCGGCTGGTACAGCAGGTTGGGCACAACAATACTTGCCTGACTTAATGGAGAAAGAAGCTGAAGTATTCGGTAACAGAACAATTTCAGGTTTCTTATCACAAGTTGGAGCAGAAGAGGCGATGTCCTCAGACCAAGTAATCTGGTCAGAACAAGGAAGATTACACTTAAGTTACAATGGTACATTAGATGTGTCGGCTAATCAAATTACTATTGGTACTGATTTAGATGGTAATACTGGAGGTAGTTCTCACGGTATTAGAGTTGGTGATACTATATTAGTATCTAGCTCTCGTGATGGTGCAACTACACAATGTTACGTTAAAACTAGAACAGCTGGTGCTGCTACTATTGTAGCTTTACCTTACAAAGCGGCTCTTATGTCTGATGCTGCTGCAGGTTCTCTTACAGATGGTTCTTGTACTGTAATGGTATATGGATCTGAGTTTGCAAAAGGTACTAACGGACAAAGCTCTTCTAACGAGCCAGTTCACAAAAGTTTCACTAACAAGCCAATTATACTAAAAGACTTTTATCAAATCAATGGATCTGATGCGTCTCAAATTGGTTGGGTTGAAATTTCTGGTGAAGATGGTCAAAACGGTTACCTATGGTACTTAAAAGCAGAGGGAGACACTAGATCTCGTTTTGCTGATTACGTTGAAATGTCAATGGTTGAGTCTGTTAAAGCTTTAGCAGCTTCTACAATTCACGACGACTCAGTATATGATGGAGGTTCTGGTGTTATAGCTAACACTGATCCTGGTACTGAAGGTTTATTTGCTGCTATTGAAGATAGAGGTAATATAACTTCTGGTGTTACTGGTGTTAGTGCTTCTACTGATTTAGCTGAATTTGACGCTATCTTAGCTGAGTTTGACAAGCAAGGTGCTATTGAGGAAAACATGATGTTCGTAAATAGAGCTACTTCGTTAGCTATTGACGACATGTTGGCTAATATGAATTCTTACGGGGCTGGTGGTACTTCTTACGGAGTATTCAACAATTCTGAAGATATGGCATTGAACTTAGGTTTCTCTGGTTTCAGAAGAGGTTCTTATGACTTCTATAAGTCTGACTGGAAATATCTAAATGACAAAGCTACAAGAGGTGGTGCTGTTGAATCTTCTAGTGCAATTAGAGGAGTTATTGTACCAGCGGGTGTATCTACGGTTTATGACCAACAATTAGGAAAGAATCTTAAAAGACCTTTCTTACATGTTAGATACAGACAAGGTCAAACAGAAGACAGAAAAATGAAAACTTGGATCACTGGTTCAGTTGGAGGAAACGTTACAACTGATTTAGATGCAATGAATGTACATTACTTATCTGAAAGATGTTTAATAGTACAAGGTGCTAACAACTTTATGTTAATGAAATAAGCACTTATTATTTTAAGGATCGAGGCTTCGGCCTCGACCCTTTCTTTTTATTAATTTTATTATATATTATATTATGGCAAAAAAACAAAAAACAGAAGTGG